ATAAAATAGCACCAGAGCCAGCCGTGTCTATAGCTGTTTGATTTGCATTAGTGACTGTTTGATTAGCAGTCCCATCAGAAAGATTTAAGTCAGTATATGACGTAGCTTCAGAAACATTATGATAGTATTCTGAGTCACCACTATCAAACACAATAGGATGTCTTTCTCCTATTTCGTAATAAAAAACATCATCATCATCAACATCTTTCCTTGGTCTAAAAACTTCTACCAAAGCATCTTCAAAAAATTCAGCCGTACCTGGACCAATAAGAGAAATTTTATTATCTATAATAAATCTATAATTACTTGAACCTCCAGGCTCTACACTAAGTATTTTAAAATTAGCAGATGAACTTAAAAGTGTTCCGTCATGCTCAATAAACAAAACTCTATCACCTTCCGCAAAATCATACTCTTTAGAGGTCTGACCACCTTCCGAAAAAGTATCTGATATAGTAGTAACATCCATAACAAATTTGCTTCCAGTGTCTTCAACCTTTAAAATTCTATATCTCCAAGAATCCTCAACATTTCTATTTCCACTATAAACTAATTGCCATCCTGTAGCCCAAGATGGAGGTGAGTGTTTTATTTCAAACTTAAGATGAGCCGCATGAAAAGTGATGTTTGTTGCTCTGTCTGCATTTGCTGGTATAAACTTATCTTCATGTATAGGGCAAACAGCACTACTTCTATTTGCATCATCATAATAAACTATACCAAAGCTATGATAGGTATTTGACTTAAATCCCATAGGACCTGTGTTCTGACTAGGAAGAGCAAATGTTTCCAGACCAAGTTGTAATAGTTGCTTTCCATTATTATAAAGATGACCACTGTTACCACCCAGGTCATTCCAACAGTTTCCTAAAATGGTTTGGGTTTCGTTAAAAACGTGACCACTCTGTCTATTCCAAATAGTTTCCTGCCCCTGTGCATACCCAGGTATAGTGGTTGGGTTTAGTGGGAAGTATCCACTAGTTAAGCTTCCTGTACTATTAAGAAAAGTAGAGGCAAGAGGAAAGTCTTCAAAGTTAATACCCAACGCTGCAAATTGAGCGTTAGTAAAACCTCCAAATGTATCATTAGTTGTAACACCAAATTGCAATCTAACTCCATTAGTAATAACTTTCCAAAGAACACCATCACCTGAATTTAAAGCTTGTTGCACATTGCTTCCAGAGCTTCCAGGAGACCAGGCATTCCAATTAGAATTATTATCTCCTGAGACTACCGACCAAGGAGATGAGCCCATCCCATAGCCGCTCCAGTTCGGGTTTACACCAAATGAACCTGGAAGAATGGTGTCAACGGTGGGGTAGTCTGATGTAAGTTGATTTTTTATATAAGTGTAAAAATTATTTTCACTTGTACCTGCTGGAATATTCGTTAAGTACGACTGAAACTCAAGTGCGCCTGCTATCGAGCAACCAGTTCCGCTAACGCTGCCAGAAGTTGTGTCTCCACGAAATGCTCCTGCAAAAAAACCAAAACTTTTTACAACCATAGACACGCTTGTGTCGGCAGCTAAAATACCACCACTTACTGCTGCTGAAAAATCAAAGTCAATATGAAATCTTTGCATGACTCTATTTTGACCATTATGATTTTGCAATAAACCGCTCCCACTTGAAGCTGGAATAGAACTAGTTATGACAACATCTCCTTGCCCAACAACTTCACTGCCCTTATAGAAGTCCATTATTGCAACATTTGTAGCAACGCCATCTCTTCCGTTTTCAACATTACCATAAACCAATCTGTTACCATCTATAATTTCTTGAGACTTTGCTTTTAAAGGAACGTCATCAAAAGGCTTTACAGATTGCTTTAAGTCAATATTGCTATATGTTTTATTGTTGAAAAATCTATAATAAAAATCAGTATTAACAGTTGTAACATGAACATTAGATGGTGAGCCAGTCCATGTTCCATTATAAACATATTTGTTCTTATCTGTTGTAGTATTTGAAAAATAATAAGTTGGTATGGAGTCTATTAAAAAAAAGTCTGTATTGTTATTTTTCTTTCTAGCAGCAAACTCAATAAATCTAACCTCCTTTGTTCCTGAATTAAACTCTAACTCTAAAAAATTATCAATAGTAAGGTCTTCTTGATTTATGCTTGTGCCGACAGCAGTGGTTCTTGTTTTTGAAATAGGTGACCAAGCTGACTTTTCCTTGTCATCATATACATATCTATACTTAAACTGCCATTGGTTTTGTATTAGCTGATTGTTTAAAAATGTATTGTCAGTCCCAAACTTAGTTCCAGGAGGTGAGACAGGAGGAAACTTAACAACCTTTATTATTTGGTCTGTTAGTGTAACGTAACCATTAGAGCTTTCAATAGTAGTTGAAAAACCATATTGATGATGTGCTGAAAAATATGTAGCATTAGATGCGTTTGGATTGGTGAGTTTAGCAGAAGCTACACTGCTAATTAGTTTTGCTTTTGCTATATTTATTTTTATAGGCTCATTTCTGTTATCTGTAAAATAAAGCAATCCATCAGGAGCCCAAGGCTCATCATGAGCAACCACATTAATTCCAGTAATCAATTCTTCAAATGAAAAATTAAAAGCGTAAGAATCAACAATAACAGATATGGCATTTTGTTTTTGAGAGTATTCTAGTATACTTCCAGTATTACTATTTGATGGACCATTTGCAATAAAGTAAATAATTCTATCGTGAACCTCATCTCTATATTTTCCCACAACTCTAGCGACAGAAGGAATAGTTATTGAGTTATTTTTTGATATACTATTATTTGTTTCAAAAGAAATAGTTGCTGTATTGCTTATAAATTCAGAGCCAACAATATTTTCTAAAACCCCTAAAGCATCATTCTCTCCAGAGGTCTTCATGTTAACAGCTACCCTATAATCACCTTCCTTTACAAATCTATTCTCGGTATCAAAATCCATTCCACCGAAAAACCTTTTTTTCTCTTGAGCCATACGATTTTAGAATTTAGGAGCTTGATAATGATTCTTATGTGCCGCTTGAATTGCTTCGTCTTTAGTAAACGCTTTCATTCTAGCTTTAGCAATGCGCTTCTCATTATACCAGTCACGTCTAGCAGCCTCTTTTAGATTGGCTGCAACATTTCTTTTTCTTTGTAATCCTTTCCAATACATATAAGCACGAAGAGCTTCTTCTGCATACACATGTATTTGCGTTGCATTATTTACAGCACCATATATATCTTCATTTGTTACAGCTTGATTTATATCAATTCCTGAGCTAATATATTCAAGAATAATTGTTGACTCAGCAAATCCAGCATCAAACTGTATAGTATTAGATTCCATATCAAATCTATAGTAACCAAATCTATTTTGACCACCACCTAAACCAAAGATTCCCCCCATGTTTTCTCCGTTCCTATACTCATCAATCCACTGTATAGTGTAGGTGTTGCTAACGCCAGTAACTCCACCTTGATTTGTTTGTAAATCAATATCATCTAATTGACCAACTGGAGCTATCATACCGCTTTTAGAAACACCAACTCTAGATATAGAAACAAAATCAGAAGGCAATGTAACATTTAAGTTTGCATTAAGAGTTAATTCTACTGTCTTTATATTTCTTACAACATCAAAGTTTAATTCCTTAACACCTCTTAAGGCTATATCTCTGTAGTAAAAAAGTCTATGTGTAGTTTCATCTCCCTCTTGAATTAAAAGAGAGCGAATAACATCATCTATTGCTATAAAATTTTTCGCCATTATACTCTTTCTGTATTATCTATTACTGTATCATAAGGTCTTTGTGGTGTATATCTTGCTACAACAGCATCTATAACATCAGCAACAATCTCTGCTGGTATCTTATACTCGAACTCAACGTTATCAGTGCCACCGCTAGAGTCAGCCCAAGTTTGAAACTCAGTAGTTGACGTTGATGTCCCCCCAGGAAATTGATTTACAGCAGTGTTAGGGTAGGTAGTTGTACCAGATGAGTAAGCAGTATATTCATAATCTCTTTGACGTTGAAGTGATGTCAGTGCTTTTATTCTTATACCTTCAGTAGGAACGCTGGTTGTTGGATACCACAGGTTCAAGATATTTCCATCAAGACTCCAGCTTCCAATTTTACTTGACTCAAAGTAGGAGTCTAGTGAACCTATTGCGGAGTTGGCAACTGTTGAAGAATATAAACTATTAAAACCTGAAGGCTTTCTGTTAAAAGTTACCAAATGATTTTCTTCATCAGCAATCTCATATAAGCCCATATCATATGGAAGAGATATAACTTTAAACGGAAGCTTTATAACATAGTATCTGTTTGCTGTTGTTCCAACTTCAATTATTTTTTCTGTCATAGAAGCTTTTGGTATAACGTAGTTACTTAATACATCACCCTCTATCTGTCTGTCTCCAGCTAATATCTTTCTTTTATAATAAACCCCAACCTGTCTATCTCTTTCTTGGTCAACAGCAATCATTACTTCTCGAATGTCTAAGTTAAACTCAGGCTTTCTTGCTCCTCCAAGTATTCTTCTTAGAGCCATTTCCCCTAATTCTCTTCTAGTATACATATTACATTACTTCTTTTTCTTGACCCTCAGCATACTGCGTTATTTGTGCGTCTCTTAAGTTAAGACCAAATAAAGACAAAATTCTCCAAGCCATTTCGTTAAACAAAGTGTCAGGCAAATTTACAGACGCTCCAGTTGTTACGGTTATTAGTCCTGTTGTAGAGTTTATTGATTCTATTAATGTTGGCTGAAAAGGTCTTGCTATATACATTACGTCTATAGCACCAGCCTGTGGAAAAACCATAATACTTTCTTCCATTATAAATCCATAGGGGTAGTCCATAGTTGGTCTAAACAGAGCACTATCCATAACAGCATTGAACTCTTGAACGTCAACAATTTTAACAGGTCTTGGTCCTCGGTCTGCATATCCAAGGGTACTTTTAGAATTAACATTTAATAAGTAAAGGAACCCACTAGGTAGGGCAACCTTTCCCATATCAAATCCTTCAAAAGTGTTATATTGTGTTACCGCAGCACTATCGTAGTGCTTATGAGTTATTAAAGTATTTAGGTCGTCTGTAATTAACTGAGACGTTCCATAACCACCCATAGGTACAGGTCTACCTGGCTGAGTTGAGTTTGGATTTCCTAATCTATCTCTAATTAATTCTAGCTGGGCAGAGTCGGCAGCTTGCTCAAATTCTTCAGTAGTAATAAACCCAGCTTGCTCCTTGTTAGCAACGAACTGAACAAAGTCATAAAGTTTTTTTGTATCTATAGCCATTAGCTGTTAATGAAGCGTTATTTATCAATCTACAAATATACTAAATAATTAACATAAAAAAAAGGGGCAAAAGCCCCTCTCTTATCTAGTGAAATGTATATTACATCATTGATTCAATCTTAGAAGAAATAACCTCGTAAGCTTCTGCTCCTTCGTCAGTCATGCAATACTCAACAAAGTATTCCATCATATCCTGACCCTGAGGTACAGCAGTAATCATTTCTTTATCTTTTCCATTTAAGAACCCAAACTCACGCTTAGTCTTATTCATATAGATAATCTTAAACTTTATAGCATCCTTAATAATCTGATTCATATCAGTTAAAGGATTAGATGCAGACTCTAAAAACTTTTGAGGGTTTCTTTTAGCAAGTGCTAATACATCATGCTTAAGTTCATACATGCTTCTGTTTGAATCCAATCCAGCAGCATCACAATAGGCAACCAACTGCTGAGGTGTCATCTTAAGAGCAATATCTACAGCAGTATGCTCAAGTTCAATGTTATTAACAGTTGACTCAGCATTAACGCTATTATCTATAATATCATAGAGTGGTGTCGTATTAGGCATCCTGTTAGGATTAGACTGATAATAGTTACTTTTTGTCAAATACTCTAACAATAAAGTTTCTCTTCTGTCTACTATGATAGTACCATTACTAAAAATAACATCTCCAATAATTGGTCTTTCATTCTTTTGCTCATCTTGAAAAACACTTTGCTCTCCAATAGCATATCGAATAACTCTAGCTCTACCAGCACCCTCATCATAAACTTGGTCTGAAGATGGTAATCTAAAACTTAATGGGTAATGTCTACCTTCGGTTGAAGGCTTTTCTGCTCGCTTTAATAACCTAAATACAATAGGCTTGTTTATAGTTTTCATTTTATTATTTATTAAATTAAATTAAAAAAAAGAGGAGGGAGGTTAGTCCCTCCCCTCGAATATTTAAAAGCTTACGCTTTCTTGATTAACATGAATCGGTTAGCTCCGAAACCTTCGAAACAACGCTCAGTACGATAGTTACATCTTAACTGGTCATTACCACTCGTAGGAGTAGCTAATCCAGCAGAACCTTCGAACCAGTGCTCCATCTCACGAGAGTAGCCACCAGCTTCTTTGTAACGTACACGTAGTGCAGGGATACGCTCACGAGTTTGAGCATCCATTCCCATATCACCTGGTACTAAGAATCCTAATCCTGAGTATTTGAAACCATCAGCACCCAACATTCCAGCGTAGCTGAATGGGTCATAAGTTTTCTTGTGGAAAGTATATCCACCTCTCATAAATGATTTGAATCCGAAAGCAACAGCTAGTTCTTCCATTCCATAGAATGCTCCGTAAGAAACACCGCCACCAGCAAACATAGAAGCAACTGCATCATCAATAGCTAAAGATAAGTCAGTACCACAGAAGATAGAGTTCTCACGAGCTCCACGATTCTTAGATAAAGTTCTTACCATTGCATCGAAGTCAGATAAGTTGAAACCAGTTAGTTGGTTGTAGTTTTGTACGTTACCACCATTCTCAATAAAGTCTAATAGACCCTCAGAAGTTTGGAACCCATCACCAATAGCACTTTCAGCAAGGAAAGTTGCGTCAGTGTTTGTAGTTCTAAGACCTAGTAACATTTGCATCTCACAGTAGTTTACAAAACGCTTGTAACTGTCAGCTTCTCCTTTGATGTACCATAAGTACCCAGACTCTCCAGTCTCAGGATTCTGTACTTCAAAGTAAATGATGTTAGTCATCTCTGAACCAGAAACAACATAAGACTCCTTAAGAATCTGCATGTCATTTTCGTATGCTAAAGGCTTAGAAACCATAGAGTCAGGCTGACCTACGTTTTCGTTATAAGCATTACCAGTGATGATAATTCTTGTACCAACAGCACAAACATCAGTACCAGTTGTACTAGTCCAAGCAGTTAAAGGATAAACATCAAAAGTAGTACCGTTAGCAGCAACTGCTGTTACAATACCTACCTGACCAGAAGTAAACTCAACAATGTCATTTACTCTGAAAATGCTTGAGCTACTCTGTACATATGCTGCATCTAAAGTAACAACACACTTATCTCCAGTAGAAGAAGGGTTAACTGTTACAGTTGAAGCATGAGAAATTGCAAACTGGTGAATAAAGTCTTCTTCCCAGTGTTGAACTTTCTTGTTAGCAGCAGGAACCATTGCTCCCATTGCATCTAAAAGACCAGTTAACGATTGGTCTCCGTATCGTTGTACGAACTCCTCAGTTACTTCAGGCTTGTGAATAGACAACGTAGAAACGTAGTTCTGAGTCGTAGCCGCTTTGTAAGCTGTAGGAGACGCATTTAATAATCCGCTCTGTGTATAAGGCATGATAAAATAGTTTTAAAAATAATAATTACTTGTTTAATTCATTCCAAACTTGCTGTCTCATACTTGCTTGTTCAGGTTTAGCATCTTTACTAGAAGGATTGTATGTTGGATTATCAAGCTCTTGAGACATTTCCTCTTTACCTCGTGAAGAAGCTTGTGAAGCTAAAAAAGCATCAAGCTTATCTCCAGCGTGGATTCGAGCCATGTCTTTCAGTAGAGACTGATAGTTAACAGACTTATCTTCATTAATGTATCTGTTCCAAAAATTGTTTATGTATTGAAGAGAATCTTTAATCTCACTCTTTACTTTATCATCAATCTTGTAAGAAAAACTTTTATCATCACCCAGTGTAAAGTCTAAAGTGTTTAGAGATGTAAGCTCTTTATCAAGAGTAGTTTCCCACTCTTTTTGTTGTTGTTGAGCTTGTTGCTGTTGTGCAGCACTCTCTGCTTCTCTATCTTTTACAGCTTTAGGTATTTCGTTTTCCTTTTGAAACTTATTGAAGAAATCCTTAGCAGCCTTGCTTTCCTTTCTAAGTTGTATCTTAGACAGTTTAATTTGGCTTTCTGTATAGTCGTCTTCATTGAGTTTGAACTTGTCTTGCAACAAAAGTTCTATTTCATCTTTAGTCAGGTCTGGGTCATCATACATCATTTTTTCAACAACCAACTCCATTTCTGACATGGATGAATAATCCTTAAGTTGAGTTTCTAAAAAGTTCTTTAAATCTCCACCTTGAGCAATATAGTCATTAAGTTTTTGCAACTGCTCGTTAGCAAACGTTGGACTGTCTTGTTTTGGTGTTGATAAAGCTTGTTCAAGTTCAGTATAAGTTTTGTATTTGCCGCCACTCTTCTCGGATAGCAACTCATCAAAACTAGGAACTGGAGCTTGGCTCTCACTCTCTGAAGGTGATTCAGTATTTGTAGGAACGTTTTGTTCTTGCGTAGCATCTGCGACTTCTGGTGCTTTCTCAGTATTTTCAACTGGTGCCCCTTCAGCTTGAGGTGCTTCCGCATTGTTATTAGTTTCTGCCTCTTCCTTGATATTCATACCAAGGCTTTTGGCAATCTGGTCTTCAATTCCAGCCATAATTAAAATATATTAAATTAGTATTCGATTTGCAAAATTAACAATTATGTTAATAAAAACAAAATTATCTTTTTCTTATTCTAGTTAAGTCAGCATCTATGTCAGAGCTTGCAACTTTTATATGCTCAGTTTTAATATCTCCAGACATTCTGATTCTTTCCATTTCTCTTTGGTGCTCTGCTTGAGCAAACGCTTCCTTCATTTGGAACTCAGCCTGCATTGCCGCTTGTTTAGCCTGAAGTTTAACTTGCTCTATTTGAGCATCAGACTGTGCTTTTGCAGCAGCAGCTCTCTCTTGAATCTGTGCGTTCATCTCAGAATTACGCTGAGCGATTTCCATCTTTTCCTCGTTATACTTCTTTCTTCTTAGTATAAGCATTTGATTAGCCAGCTTAACATTCTTTATTGTTCTAAGCATAATCGCATCCTCTATTCTTAACTCGTCACGAGACAAAGACATTTGAATGTTATTTTCTAATAATGCTTTTTCTTCTTCGTCTGGTAAAGCTTCTATAATAATTCCAAAATCATGAGGGTGAACATCAGCAGTAACCTCAATAGCTTTAAGGTTCATGTCTCCAATGTTATTAATATATCCCATGTAGTTTTTATTATACTTAACAAAGTGTTGTATTCTTAAAGCAACAGACTTTGCTGAGCCTTCCATAATAGAAAGGTATGCTTGATTTAATCCTCTAGTAGCATTATTAGAAGCAAGTAGTGATAACTTCTGAACACCAACCAAAGCCTCCTTATCTGGGGCAGCACCTTCTCTAGTTTCGTTAACACCAGTTACCGTTCTAATTTGCTGCATGTTATAATTAACAATAGCCATCAACTCATTAAGAGCCCCACCAATACCACCAGATAGTTCCTGTATAGGATTTGGGTTACCCATGCTGCCATCTTCCTGCTGCATGCGGTAATAAATATTACCAGTAGCTTCGTAAACATCTTGAACATCTAGTGGAGTAAACTCACCACCATCTCCAAGCATTACGTTTTCTAGAGAGCCTATTTCAAAAGCAGCTCCCTTTGGTTTAGCCTTAGCAATTAGTTGTTGTATTTTAAGATGTGCTATCTGAATCTGGTCAGCAAAAGGCATCATTCTTTCAACAAGAGATTTGTTGTTTAAGTTTATTTGGTTTGGCATGTAAACAGCATAAGACATTCTAACCTTACTCTTGTTAGATTTAGGTCTTATAATATTATCAGCTCTACCATAATCAAATATAAACTCAGTTCCAATAATATACTTACCCTTGTAAATCATCTCCACAGGATTGTCTAGCATCTCTCTTTTGTATCTAGATTTCTTAGGTAGCTTGTATTTAGAGTCTCTTTTATTTAAAGTATAATTGCCGTGTGCGTTATATTTTTTCTCATGTCTTATATTATCAACTGTTTTAAACTCACCATCTAACACAGCAACTCTAAAGCTATCATACTGATACATTTCGTATCCTTTGTAATATGTTTTTTGAGTTGGGACATCTATTGGGTTGTCATACTTTCCAGCAGAAACCGTAGCCATTTCTATGTACTCATCCTCCGTAAATTGATTACCAGCCATCTTTCTGATGTCGTGAATCGTATAATACTTAACCTCTCCAGCATGAGACATATCTCTAAAGTCTGGGTCGTTGGAATGTGATATAACAAGATTAGCTGGGTCTACATATCTAACATGAACACCATCCTTATCGCTGTAAGTTTTGGTAGCTCCAAACCCAACAACGGTTAGGTCTCTCATAACTCTTTTAGATATTTCTTTCCAATTGTTTATTGAGAAGCATAAGTCAATACCTTCTTCCATAGCTATTTCTACAGCTTGCTTATAGTTAAGCTGCATATGTAGCTCCAACTCTTCAGAGTCAGTAGGAAGTTTTTCATCACCACCAAGAGGAATATCAGTCATAACCTCCAAGTCCTTGGTAAAGTCTTGAAGCATCATCTTAGCTGACAGTCTCATTTCTTCTTGAATCTTAGCGTCTTGCGCAACCTTATCTATACCAGTACATTTTATTTCGTAATCTTGATTTGTTAAACCACCAACAATTACATCAACAAATTTTGGTATTACTGGTACGATAGACCAGTCTAAAGATAAATAAGATAAGTCTCCATTATTTCCTAAAAGCTTTTTATACTTGCCAACATTCTGCATTCCCTCTGCGTACTCTCTGTTGACAATATATCTTCTTCTTCTAGAGCCGTAAAGGCTTCCATCTTCTCCAGAAAAGTCTGCATACATTTTTCTGAAGTATTGCAATCCATACTCTGGATTCATCTTCTCTTCTGGTGTGGCTAAAGGATTTGGATAGCCAGCATAGATACCTTGTTTTTTAGACATTTTAACTAATTAGTTTTGACATATTACCAGAGTTATCATACCTTCTAACAAAAGGCTGTGACACTTTCTTTTCTATTTCTTTTCTTTTAGCATTCTTGTTAGCTGCTATTAAAGCTAATCCACTAGCAATCGTGCTATCATATTTCGTTCTGTTCTCTGGCTCGTATTGAGACCAGTCTTTCAACAGTCTATCGAAGTAACAAACTCCTATATCTCCATCTTCAGTATACCCTACGAAATCATAGATGTACGCTTGAACAGAATCTGATATTGCGTTTATCACAACCTTTCCTGTTGTGGGAACACCGTATTCTTTTTGCTTTCTACTAAACTTGGTATGTGTGCTTTCAGGTCTGTGCATTAAGTATGCTTCGTAACCTCTCTCTTTAAAATGGTTTATTAGTCCTATCTTATTATTCTCAACTAATATTTCACAACCATAAAACTTACACATCATAACCATGTCTTCGTAAAAGATTTTTACTTTAGGAGGTCTGGCTAAATACTCACAAACAAAAGAGTGAGCGTGCTCAGAATCCATTCCAAATTTTTTAAAGACATAAGCAGCAGCATCAGAGCGTCTGCCATCAGTCGTTGTATCGTGGTCTACAGGGTCACACCCTGCAACTATTGTTTCTTTATTACCTGGAGTGTTTAGTTTATCGTAATATAAATTTTGGTCGTCTACTGAAGGAGTCCAACTTATCATAAACTTGCCAGTCTTATCTGGTTTAAATGTTACCTCAGAATCCTGAACTCCATTTGCCCATATAAAATTTCCCTTTGTAACCAAACGCTCTCCGTAATCTTCTAAGTAATCTAGTTGTTGATATATCTTTTCTAAATCAAATATACTAGTGTTACCTTCTTTTCTAAATGCTTCTTCAGAGCTAAAAGGATATTGTCTTTTTTCCTCTGAAAGTTTTGCAGTATCTGTTATAGCCTCTCTTCTGTTTTCAAAATATTGTTTTGAACCCATATCTATCATATGTCCCTCCACAGATTTAACTGAAGATTCAGGTGTCTCAATAACAGAGTTGCCATACTCATCTATAAATCCTTCGTACCCGTCATATACTGGAGTAAAGTATCTATATAAGCCAGATAGAGTATACCCATTAGCATCTTTATTTTTAATATCAGAATCAACCCAAACATCTTTTAACTCGTCACCACCTTCTGTCATCTCATTAACAGTAGATGGCATAAAGCATTTTCCGTAAATGTTTATTCCTTGCGTTAAGCAAGGTCTTACAATCTGCCAGTTCTTTTTTAAACTAGCTTCTTTCCATTTACCAGCTTCATCAGACATGAAGAACTTTAGCTTAGTAGAATCATAAGAGTTGTCTCTTGTATTTCTAAAATCAATCTTAGAATCTAAAGCTTCAGACTTAGAAACCTTCTTGTTATTTTTGGTAATTCTTTCCCCAGGCTTTCTAAAACTTAAAGTTGACTTTGGATTATCTGTACCGTCAATGATTGGTTGAAAAAACTCAGGCATTCCTCTAAAAAGATATACAACCTTTTCAAATAAATCCTTAGCATCCTTACCAGTTTTTGACAACAATCCTCCGTGAGCATTAAAGTTTTGAGTTATGTAATACAAAGCCATAGCTGCTCCTTTCCAAGACGCACCTTCTCGTCTATGTTTTACCATAACCATACCGTAAGACTTGGGGTCTTTTACGCATGCTTCCCAAAATGTAAAGAACCTTCTGTCTCTATCCCTATAATCAGGATAGCCGACATCTATCTTGCACCAGTTTATGTAGTAATAGTGTACCCCTGTAATATAAGTTGGAACACCGTTATTCATAAACCACAAACCATTGAGTCTTCTATCAAACTCTTGAGAAGCAAAAACCTCTCTTTCTGAAACAGACATTGCCTCCCACTCTTCAGGAAACTCTGTTCTACTCCACTTTTGCTCGTTACTTGGAAGGTCACTAAACAGTATCTCTTCCAGTGGTGGTTGCTTAGGAATGCGAATATCTAAATCAGATATTTTTAAAACCTCTCCTTCGTCACCATCCTTTATAACGATTGGTTTGTTTTGCATAAATTAAATTCTACTAGTATGCAAAAATACAAAGATTAATTGTATGTTGCAACAGGATGTCTTATCTTTGCTTTTT